CGTTGGACGTCTGATTATCACCAAAGCCACCAAATATTTGTTTGATGAAAGCCGTGATGTCGAAGCCACCGTTGTTTTCGTTCCCGTACGTCTCGCGTCGCCTGAACAAGACCATGGCCAGGGCGAAGAGGGCGAGGACGATAAGTGCGTTCCTGTACCGCGGTCGCATATACTATAGGATGTAGAATTTTTTACTCACCGAGGGCGTGTGACCGATCGTCTCGGCGGTCTGGCGAATGGCTTCCTTCTCGTCTTTGGCGGATTTCAAAAACTTTGCGAAGAGTTGCATCGACCCGGCCGTTCGTATGTCCTTCAGTTGGAGGCGGTCGTTCTTCATGATGCCCCTTAAGAGGTCGCGGACCCTTTCCCACTTGGCGTTCCCAACGAGGAGGGGTGCGTTCTGTTGGACCAATGCGCGGTGGAGTACTCTGTCCTTGACGGTGAACTGTCGCCGCTGACCACTCTTGGCGGGGAAGTCGAAGACCACCGTCTCGCCGTCACCCTTCAACTTGACGTGACGTCGTTGAAGTTGGAACGCACCCAAAGCCCCGGTGTCCCTCTCCGCCACCCCACTGCGGAGGTACGCGGACGCGATCATTCGCAGAGCCAGGGCGTCGTCCCACCTAAGGCTGCTCACCTTGAGTTGGTTGAGTAAACGCGCGGTGACGTTTCGTATCTTTCCGAAATCGATGTCGTTCGCCCGATCGCGTCTCTTGTCTCGCTGCTTTCGGAGAAAGCTCTCGTTGTAGTAATAGTGTTTCTTCCCATTCGCGTCCACCGCCGTGGCCTGGAGCTTCGCACCGGGTCGTGGATCGACTTTCACGTCTTTGTATGCCGGTGGGATGCCGAGCTTCCTGCACCTGATCTGTTCTGCCTCGGAAACGGGACGTCCATCTTTGTAAAAGACACCTCGTTTTCGGGTTATGTAACCCATTGAAACAATCTTACCATTTAAGAGCTAAATTTTTTACCAGCCATACCGTCACGAATGGTGAGGATGTTCCACGACGTCGCGTACATGCGGTGGAGGTTGTTACCACCCGAGACGCCTTGAAGCTTGATCATGGCCGTGTCACACCTGCTCATGTTGATCGAACCTGTGGGGCGGGAAGGGGTGTTGAGGACCAAGCTGAACGGCCACGTGTACACAGGAACGTCGTCAAGGCTGGTGTCCGGAAGCGCCGAACAGTGCAACTCGGGGACGATGGTGTGGTGATAGACATTTGAAAGTTCGTCACTGTGAACGACACCGTTCACATACAGGCTAGCTTTTTCGAAAGTCCACTCGTCGCTCCAGTGATTACCAGTCGCATTCCCGCTCACGATGTGGAACGCGCGCACAGGGTGGTTGAAGTAGCTCAAGTCATAATCTGTGTCGGTGTTGGCGGCAACTTGGGTTTGAACCTCTGTGAAAAGCAAGTCGTGCTGCTTTTCGACGAAATAGGCCCGCTCGTCGGTGTCGAGCATGTGGAATTGGGCGTACACCTTCGGCGAGCCCGTGACGTTGAAGCTGCCATTGCGGCACTTGATTCTGATCTCCACCGCGTGGTGTTGGAGGGCGATCAAAGGGAGGCACTTGGTGTAATCACCCTCACCGAAGAAGAAGGGGATCAAGTAGTGATCAGACGCTGACGTGTTCACGTCGACGCCTCTCAAGTTGCCCTTCACATTGTTGGTCGTGATCGCACACGACGCCTTGGCCTGGTCCGGGCGGTACAACAAGTTGTGAACGCCTTGGATGTAGAGGCTGTCCATGACGCACACTTGCTGGCCTCCGATCCAGAGGCTGAACTCCGTGGGCTTGGTGGAATCACTGCTGAAGAAGCCGGTGTTGTCGTTTTGAATGGAACCAATCTTCGGGTGTTCGACCCAGATGGCACCCAACAAATCTCCCTTGGACGGGATCGGGATGAGGACCTCGTTGTCCGCCCCGAACGTACCGATGTAATCCAACCTCTCGACCTTGCTACTGAAGTTGGTGTGTTTGCGGTAATTTTGCCTAAAGTATGAAATTTCCGGTGAGCCAGTCAAGTACTGGTCTTGAACCCCTCTGCTGACAAGTTCAATCAAAGCCGCCGACATGCTGTATTACTATTATGAGATATTAAAAAAATCCGACCACTTCAAACACAGGCGGGCGTCCATGATCTTTCAGGCCTTGGCGTGGCACGCCCGTGACGAGGACGACGGTCACGGGCCCCACCTCATCAGCGTCGTGGGCAAGGACGCGTGCGGAAAGTCAGTGTGCGTGACGACGGAGTTCAAGCCGTACTTTTTCGTGAGGCTTCCTGAGACATTTACCCAGAGGGACGTGAAGATCCTACTGGATGAGATCCGAGAGCGGTGCCCTGACTGCCTCGAGGGGCACGGTATCGTGCGGAAGAAGGACGTCATGGGGTTCACGAACAACGAGGAGCGACTCTTCCTAAAGCTGGACGCGCGCAACCTGGCGTCGAGGCGGGCGATGGACGGATTCTTTCGTTACCGGAAGAAACACCTCACCGTGTACGAGTCGAACATAGAGCCCACCTTAAGGCTCTTGCACCGAACGGGCATCCAGTCCGTGGGTTGGTTGGAGGTTGGTCAGTACAATCCCGCGTTCTACGCGACCACGGACATCGACGTCTTCTGTGACGACTGGCGTGAGCTCAAACCCGTGGAAGGGCGGGACGAGGACGTCGCCCCGTTCGTCGTCGCGTCGTTCGACATCGAAGCCTACAGCGAGCGCAAGCAGTTCCCTGACGCCAATCTTCCCGGTGACGCGTGTTATCAGATCGCGATGACCCTTTGTAAGTACGGTGAATCCGAACCGTTCGATCGCGTGTGTTTCTGTCACAAGGAGACCGCGGACGTCCCAGAGGGCAGGATCGAGTGGTTCGACACGGAGAGGGAGGTGCTGGAGGCGTGGGCCAAGTACGTGCACGAAAAGAACGTGGATGTCATCACCGGGTACAACATCTTCGGGTTTGACTTTTCTTTCCTGTTTACGCGGGCGGTGATGGTCAGGTGTGCGCCGTCTTTTTACAATCTGGGGAGGATACGAAACACCCCGAGTAACATCACCCACAAGAACCTGAGTTCGTCCGCGCTCGGGGACAACACCCTCAAGCTCTTGCCCATGCCCGGTCGTTTCATCTTCGATCTGTTCCACCTGATAAAATCTCAGTTTAAGCTCGATTCGTTTAAACTGGAGTATGTGGCGACGCACTTTCTCAAGGACCAAGGCAAGTATGACATGCCGGCCAAAGAGATGTTCCGCAGGTACGAAGTGGGTGACGCCAAGGAGTTGGGTGATGTCGCCGCGTACTGCATCCAAGACACGCTTTTGCTTCATCTTCTAATGGCCAAGCTCTCGACCCTTCAGTCACTGTGGGAGATGGCTCGTGCGTGTCACGTCTCCTTGAGTCATCTCGTCGAACGAGGGCAGCAAGTGAAAGTGTTCAGTCAGCTGACGCGCAAGGCGCGGGAACTTGGCTACATGGTTCCGGTGATACGACAAGATAGGTCGTCACTCGAAGACGGCTACCAAGGGGCTACAGTCTTGGATCCGATCCCAGGTGCGTACTTCACCCCAATCGTCGCCCTGGATTTCGCCAGTCTGTACCCATCCATCATGTGTGCGCACAACATGTGCTACTCCACCTTGGTCCTGGACGATCGAAGATATGGCAACATCCCGGGTGTGGAGTACGACACCTTTGTCGTTGACGGGAAGACGTACAAGTTTGCCCAGGGGGTTCCGAGTCTGTTACCCGTCATCCTCACGGAGTTGAAAGCGTATCGGAAGAAGGCGAAGAAGGAGATGGCGTCCACCACCGATCCCTTTAAGAAGTCCATCCTGGATGGGCGACAGTTGGCCTATAAAGTGTCGATGAACAGCGTGTACGGGTTCACCGGCACGGTTCGGGGGATGTTGCCGTGCGTCGCGATCGCGTCGAGCGTCACGTGTCGTGGGCGGGGGATGATCGAAGAGACCAAGGCGTACTGCGAGAAACACTTCAACGCCAAGGTGAGGTACGGGGATACGGATTCTGTCTTTGTGGAATTCGATCTCGAGGGAAGGGACCCGATGTCCAAGGAGGCCTTGGACTTTGCGTGGTCGTTGGGTGAGAAGGCTGCGGAACAGTGCAGCGCGCTCTTCAGACCACCCAACGATCTTGAACTCGAGAAGGTGTACAGACCTCTCATCCTATATAGCAAGAAGCGTTACGCAGCCAAGTTATGGACGATGCATAAGGATGGTGAGATGCACATGGATTACGTGGACGTGAAGGGGTTGCAGTTAAAGAGGCGGGACGGCACCAAGCACATGCGGCGGGTGTGCACGGAGTTGTTGGACGTCATCCTCGATTCCAGTGACACCAAGCGACCGACTGAATTGGCCAAGGAACGAGCGCTCGAACTCATCGAGGGGAAGATTGGCATGGAAGAACTCACCCTGTCCCAAAGTCTGGCCGCGGAGTACAAGAACCCCAACCTCTCACACGTCGTCGTCAGGGACAAGATGAAAGCGAGAGCCCCTGGAAGTGAACCCCAACCGGGTGATCGTGTGCCGTACGTGTTCATAAAGACCCCCGACCCGAGGGCGAAAGCGTACGAGAAGGCGGAGGATCCCCTCTGGGTGCAGTCACACGGGGACGAGATTAAGATTGACTATTACCACTACTTCACCAATAAGTACGTCGAACCTATATCTCAGCTCCTCCAACCCCTTTTGGGTGACGGATGCAAACAGCTCCTTTTTGGTGACATCATAAAGCGCTTTAAGCCCCCGAGGCAGAAGAAGCAGATAAAGGGACAGACCACCCTCGATGCATTGTTTAAGAATTACGCTAAAATCACATCCAAGACGAAAGACCATGGAGTTCTCGACAAAGATTGCGGAGATGCTCAAGGTGGAAGTGAACAATCAGATTCAGTCACACCTTGACGATCAGTTTCAAGAGTACATAAACAAGATCAGTCGGCGTCACTGCATTCCCGTGCCCGTGCTCATCAGTGACCTTCCACCGGCTCTCAACTGGAGTACGTGCCGGTGTCGGGGACTGGTCAAGACGGGGGAGAGGTGCACGAGGAACGGAAAGTTTAGTGGGTTTTGTTCGGCCCATCACAGCCAGAGGGAGGTGTTGTCACCGGTGAACGTGCAGAGGACGTCGAGTCACACCCACGATCTATCATGTGGGTACGTCAAGGGATGTCCGGCGTGTGATGGAACGGATGAAGAGCTTAAGGACTTTGGATCTATATTAGACTAAGAATGAGTAGCAGACAGACACTATTGTTAAACAATCTGAACACCTTCTATGAAGATCCTAGACATCGAGGGATGCTCTTGGACATCCTCCAAAAAAAGAATGGAATCAGCCTCAGGAACATTGAGTTTTTCTGCACGCAGTTTGCGAAGAAGCACAACACCACGTACCGAACCATGGATGACAGAGTCTTGAACGTACACGCCGCCTATAAGAGCTCGCTCTCAGGTTTCAGCAAGGGTCTCTTCGACCCGTTCTGTCGGGGCCCGGACGCGAAGATCACGTACGAAGTCCCTGGGACGGGTGAGAAAATCAACACCACCCTGGCCCAGCTCAACTTTATGCGCTTTGCCATCAAGAACAACGTGGTCGACTATCTGTTGAATCACAAGGAAGTCTTGGCTAAGAATTGATCCACCACGTTCGGTGTTCGAGGTTTTTCCGGTCCGAGCACTGGCTCGGCCGGGCACCACTGTTTCTCTTCTTCATCCTCCACTTCATCCGCGTTCAAGATGCGAACCCGACCTTGGTCGAACTCCAAGACGACGTACGCCGTGTAATACATGTGCATTGTGAAGCTCTTCCCACTGTCCGTGGCGGCTTCGTCGATGAGAACTTCCATCGTCGTCTTGTTCCCCTTGAGCGTGTCAAAGGCAAGACTACCCGAAGGCGTCGAATTGAGTGGATGGGTGGCGAAGCTGTACGTGTAGATGTTACGCACCGGTCGGGCCATGTGCTTGTGGGACACGGTGAGGTACTTGTAGAACGAGTGATCGGGGGAGGTCACGTCCGGTAGTCTTTGACCTTTAATGAACAAATACGCCTTGTCCATTACAGGAGCAAACCACGTGTAGGTCTGATCGAAATCGTTGAGTCGCGAAAAGTTGTAACGGTTCATGCAGTACAGTTCACCGTCGCTCGTCGGGTTCCCGTCGTCCGAGACGTCTTCCTGCTCGAATGCCCTGTTCCTGAAAAACCAGTGAAACGTTTTCACGGGAAGGTTCGGGACGAGGTTCATGGTCACCGTTCGCTCGTCCACGCTCACGAGCTGGTCGGGGTGGCGTCTCACCATGTCCGTCAGCATCGTTCGCTTGGACGACGCCATGAAGAAGCGCTCCTCGGGGCTCACCGATATCTCCTCTGTGATCACGTCGAACTCCGACAGGGTCAGGGTCGACGACGTGTTCGAGAACCACTTCTGATTGTAGAACTCAAACTCAAAGTACACCTTACTTCGGTGCACGCTCGCCATGGGGAAGTACGGCGTGTTCCTCTTGTTCTTGTCATACTCCCGCGTTGACCAGTTCTGGGAAAAGAAGAATGGAATGGGGATGAGGACCTCGGACTCCTGCTCGGCGTACGATGGGTTGTCTTCGGCCGTGTCGTAGGCGAGGGAACGGTTGAGGAGGTGGCGGTTGGAAACCTTCGAACTCATCTCGGTGTAAATCTCGTCATAGATGACCGCCCAGTCGTCGTAGATGGTCTCGAGCACGGCGTCGTCGCAACGCATCGTCACGGACTTGAGGAGGGCCCGCCCGATCTGATCGGCGTAGTTACCACCCGTCTCGAGCGCAGGAAGTTTTATGGATAACCAAATGTTCGTCAGGAGGTCACCGAAGTTTCGTGGGTCGAACTCCACCTTGATCGTGCTTCCGAAAGGCCAGTTGGGGTTGGCCGATCCCGGGCGGTTGACGTTCGTCGCCCTGTGGTACTTCCGGAACTGGCTGTGTTGTAGTTTGGTCGGGTCATAGTAGAAGAGTCCATCTCTCGAGTCCTTGGACAAGAGGTGCTTCTCCTGTGCTCCGATGGCGTTTAGACAAATCTTCGCAGCTTCACCTGCCATCTCTACTCTGTACTTTACAAATTTTTACTCTTCACCCATCGCGAGGATGACTAGCTCGCCGCCATAATTCTTGTGTTGGTGTGAATTTCATCCTCAAAGGACCAGCTTTTTTGAGGAAGTTATAAGGCAGCGCATTTTGAAGTGACTTATGCGTACTTTTTTTCCATTTTCTTCTTATAGGCATAATACTCATCAGCCTTCTTGAAAGCTTTAAATTCAGCCTTGAATCCCTTGTCAATGAGATTTTGATCCTTCTTCTTTTGGGCAGTCGTTGGGTTTTTTATCTTGTATAAAGTGCGTCCGTAATCGACGGATTTGGCCTGAGCCTTTACCATATCTTCAACTGTCTTGATCCGTTCTTTCTGGAGTTTCTCATATTTCGTGAGCTCCGTCTTTGACATCTTGGTCGTGATCTTTTTAGGGAGGAGTTTTGGTCCTTTCATATCTACTATTTACTTTACAAATTTTTACTCTTCACCCATCGCGAGGATGACTAGAACGATTAAGCACACGATCGACAGTGAATTGACTAAATGTGAGCGGTACACGACATCTACTTCTTTCTACTTACATAATTTTTCCTAACGCGCGTGCCCGTGATCTTGCGGTATCGCTCCCGGATCGACTGCACGGACCGGGTTGAACCGAAGAGGCGGGAGAGTGTGGGGTAGTGGAGTTTCTCTAGGGACCCGGCGAGGCGGATGAGTTCGTCGTCCTCCGCTCGAGTCCAAAGGCACTTTTTGAACTGCTTCGTGGTGGTCTTCCATCCGCTTCGACCGCACTTAATGCACCCCCTTTGGCGACACTTACGACACGCTTGTATCGTCCACCTCATGTCACTCTCCCAATCGAATGTCATACTGTCTGTGTTTGAAGTACGTCTGGAGCGTGCGTGCGAACACTGACAACTCGTCGACGGTCATGGCGCGACTCTTCGGTCGCACCATCCGGGAGACGCCAGTCTGGCGGTTTAAGAGATCGCGTGGTGATACTCGTAGTTTGGTGTTATTGAAGCAATCACGACACACCCTTTCAAATTTTTTACCAATCCTCTTAAAGAAGTGGTCGTTATAGTGCCAATCCGGCTCGTGGACAAAGTCTATGTATTGGTCATAAAGGATTTCCTCCACGTCGTCGTACGGTTCGACGCATATGAAGGTCGGAGCCAAGCACCAAAAGCATGGGTGGTCATAGCTGATGATCATCCTTCTTAAGGAAGATGGTGTAAATGTTAAGTAGTATGATCGTCAAGGAGAGTGAAGACGGGACGCGCATCCTTGTTGGACAGACCGCCAAGGAGAATGACCAACTGACCCAAACCGCCGACCCCGACTACTACTGGTTTCACGTCGCGGATTGCCCTGGTGCTCACGTCATCGTGGAGGCGACGTCCATGAGTCGGGAGACGAAGAGGGATGCGGCCACCCTCGCCGCGCACCACAGCAAGGCGTCTGGGATGAGGATGGTACCGGTGGACTACTGCAAAGTGAGCCACGTGCATAAACAGGAACACGCCCACCACGGAGAGGTCGCACTCGACGTGGATCACGTGACGACCCTGACCATCTTCACGAACAAGGAGTTTACGAGACTCAGGCGTCTCCTCGCGTGAGATCATCCGAACGGAATATTTTTTCCTCTCCGATCTTGCTTACTTCCCGGTACCCGTACGTTTGGAGGAGTTCGCTCAAATCACACTCATTGACTCCGCACTGGTGCATGTTGACCGGAACCCACTCCAGCTGAATCACCGGTCTATATTTTTCCAACGTCTTCCGACCACCCTCGAGGACGCGGAACTCCCACCCCTCCGTGTCGATCTTCATGAAGTGAAGGGGTCTGTCGACGTCGTAAAAGAATTCATCAAGAGTTCTCGTTTGGATCTCGACCGGTACGACGTCCTTGAAGCGCATGGGCGTCTCGCTGAGGGTGTGCATACCGTTGTGAGCGGCACACGTGTTCAGAACACTCGAACCGGAGATGTTCGACAGGGCCACGTCAAAAGTCTGAACATTTTTCAAATCATTCAATTCGATGTTATCAACGAGACATTTGTAACTTTTGATGAATGGTTCGAATGAATAAAAAAATGATTTTGGGAGATACTTTGCCAAGAGGGTGTAACTCCCTGATTGCGCGCCGACGTCGGCGACGTTGAACTCCCCCTCTGGATCGATCTGTGAGAAGAATTTGTGGATGGACGCCATCTCCCATACTGTCTTGTTGGGTTTGAATGTGAACGGGGTCACTTCAAGAGTCTCCGATGTGACTTTGATCGGCAACCTCGTGTCGTTGAAATAGGAATATTCCATATTAGTATTCATCGTTTGAATCTTTTAAATAATATTGGTTTACATATATGAACACTAACAAAGTCACGGCGTACGACAAGGACTTCAACACCGTGTCAGTGAGAAACATACCGAAGAAGCTGGCGGTTTACATCGCCGACGATCTCCCAATTAACGGTAAACCACGACAAGTGTACGACCGACGCGCGTTGAATAAGTTGCAAAAGCGCGTGTCCCCGATCACCAGGAGACCGATCGTGCTGGGTATTCGACAGCTATACAACGAAACGCCTCGACAAAAACTTTTGAAATTCATGGAGACGCGCAAGAAGCTGACGAAAAAACAGATTGGGAACTACCTGAATCGCCTGAAAAGGGGCGAATCGGCGAATCGGATCATGAACGACATCAAGGCGACGACGATCACGAAGACGAACACCTTGAATGAAAACAAAATCCGCGTGGAGACCGTGGCACGGGAAATAGAGAACATTGCCCGAAACACCGGATATTACAAACACAGTAACCGGTACGACGTCCGAATGCCAAAAGCTTTCAAACGAAGGATGTTGAGTGAGCTCGTCAGAAAAGAGAAATTGCGTGGAACACCACCAGAAAACGGGTTCGGTGGATATGGAAGTAGTCGTTTCGTTCGAGAAGTCTACGAGTGGCTGAACTTTGCCAACCGAGATTTCAAAGCGTTGAAAAAACACGGGTACAAGAAAGTCTACGCCGACAAAAACAGAATCATCGAGAAGTTCTTGGCGCGTCTGAATGCCGGCAACTACAATACACTCAAGGGGCTCGGTGGTTATCGACCCTATCTCATGCAGCGGGTGCGCGATGAAGCGTGGGGTCGTTCCAACAACAAAAAATATAGATACGAATTCAACAAGTCGGAGCTCAACGACAATCTCAACGAGTATTTGGAAGCCAATCGAGAACAAGTGCGAGAAGAACTGCTTGGTAGATTTGAGCCGTACGTGAATAACAATAACGACAAGAGGAAGCTCGTGAACACCGCCAACTTGAACACGACACTGCGAAAGAAGATTGACATCATGGCAGCGTACATGAAAAAGAAAGGTGTCAAAGTCCCGACCAACGTTCTTCGGGTCCCCTATTAGTGGGAAAAAAAACATGTTGTGGTACAATAAAAGATGCGTTTGACGACCGCCCAAACCACCTTCATAGCGATCTTCATCGTGGCCGTGTTCCTTTACCCAGGCAAACAAAAGAAATGGATGTTCGCCATTGCCCTCGCCCTCTCTCTTTTACATACTTATGATCACCTCTTTAGGGTTTCGAGGAACGAAGATGAAACGTTCCTCCTCGCATAAGGATAAACACCATGGGGATACCAAGTGACGCACGATGTTGAGTGTCTTCCAAAACGTCCTCCGCCATCACGAGTACAAGGATTCCACGATTCGTTTGTATTCACGAATCCTCAAATCTTCCGGCGTCGACCTCGCCAATCGCCGACAGGTCCACCGCCAGCTCACGAACAGGGTGTTGCACGATGACAACCAAGGTGAACGTTTCAGGGCCTTTTTGCTTTATGACCGATTCAGCAGAGGCTTGCCCATCCCGGGTGGTCGTCGACCGCGAAGTCCGCGCGCCAATCTTAAGGAGTACTGCCTGTCGGAGATGGACCACCGGAAGATCGCCAAGGTGTGGTGGCTCTGCCGTGTCCACCCGAAGTCGTACAGCGTCGACACGGCCATCTATTACGTGAAGAACGAGGACAAGGATGATCGACATGGTAACGGTCACCGAGCCCGAGAGGCTCTCAAGGACTTTGACGAACGCCACTTAAACTTTAACGGCAACCGCGAGGTCCGAGCGCACTACGTTCGATGCCGAAGAAAAATGTAATCCTATACTAATGTGGTTGTACGTCATCTTCGCCGCGTGTGTGGCGTGTCTCGTCCTCTCCAACAACAACCGCAACCGTTCGTTGGACATTCAAAAGCTCGTCCGTCAGTCGGCTCGGTACGCCACGGCCGCCCAGCAGGATGCGAGCCCATTGGTCGCCCTCCTCCACGCGAACTACAGTGCCGGTTACTGGTACGCCCTCCGTGACATCGCCACGGAGTCGGCCATCCACAACGCCACCGGCATCGACACGAAGAAGTTCGCTCGCCACGTGGCCAATGTCCAAGACATGATCAGCAAGAGGGTCAATGAGATCTGCCCTAAGATGGTCGGAGAAGTTGATTTATATCTTGCAACCATCGGAGGAGAAGCTTAAAAAGATTGGGCGTCTCATTGACAAGGGGGAGACGGAATGGTCAAGGTGATCAGGGATGCGAAGTGGGATGGGTTCCTTAAACAAGCCTTGAGCCATTACGGGGTTAGAGAGCCTACCCCAAAATGCATTCAGTACGCGAATGCATTTTGGAGGTATACCGCGACGCGCACGATCTTGAAGAAGCGTAGGGACACTCGTGTTTGTAAAAAAATCTAACTGTACATTACAACAATGTTGCTCGACCAAGAGAACTTGCGGCCAGTCATGGTGGCCATGGCTGTGTACATCGCCATCGTGATCGTCACCACTCGACTGATCACCCGCCCGGTGGGCATCAAGGCCGTAGACGACTTGATCCTCTACGTCAAGGCCCAAGAGTCCCAGATGATGTCCGGGACGATCCTAACGGGTCTCATCGTCTTGGCCACCAACTACGTCGTTCAGGAACTGATGTAGGACGTTGTCGTTGATTTTCCTTGAGTGGTCATGATCCATCCACGTCAGCCGTTTGGTGTAAGTGTCCAACATATAGGCGTATAGTTGTTCTCTGCTGGGTCGCCCCCACTCGGTGTTTTTGACAAAAAGGAAGTCGTCCTTTTCGACTTTTTGGGGTTCGCACTCGATGGTGTACGGGGTCTTTATGTACTCCGGTGCTCCACCCCAGTCGGTGATGATCACGGGTTTGTTCCACACGGCAGCGGCTTCGTACGCCCCCATGCCTACACCCTCAGACTTGGAGAAGCTGACATAACAGTCTCCGCGGGCATGGATGTGTCCCAACTCCTCCTCGGATAAGAGACCGTTGACGACTTCGACGCGTGGGATGTTAATCCTGACTTCTTGGTTCGCCGTGCACTTGACCAAGAGGCGCGTGTCCGGCTTGTTGAGGCGGACGAAGGCTTCGAGGATGTCCCTGAACTGTTTCCTATCGTCGAGGATGTTCCCAATGTGATAGAACGTGTAGGGTCGTTGTGGGACGTGGGCGTGCACCACCTTCCACGTGGTGAGCGGGAACTGTTTGGAGAGCACGCGCTGACAGAACGCACTCGGGACGAAGATGGTCTCGAAGTGTTCGGTGAGCAAGCCGTAGGATTCGTGCACGGGTTCGGTCTCACACACCGTCATGCAGGACACCTTCTTCGCCCGGCTTTTGTAGTAGTCAATGCGCTTGATGATCTCGGGGATGGGGATGATGAAGAGGAAGATGTGTTCGCATTCAGGCACCTCTTTGTCGAAGGTGTAGTACGGTTTATCAGGGGCAATGAGTCTACGGTACTTCTCCGTGTGCTGTCCGATCCCGGACAGGAGGGTCGGACCGACGAAAGTGATATCGGGGGCGGCCATTAAGTTTAAAGATTATCTGTTCTTTAGATATACAACATGTCCTCCATCAAGGAAGAGATTCAAAGTGAGATGTCCAAGAAGCATCTCGACAAGACCCGTCTCTACGAGCTCCTTTTGAAGATCGTCGAGCAGGGTGGTGGGGGAGGCGCGCGCGGACCCCGCGGGGAGCGCGGGGAGAAGGGTGTCAAGGGTGACAAGGGTGACGCCGGCGAGTGTCAGTGCAAATGTGTGAAGGAAGCCCCGCTTGCCCCAGCCCCGGCCCCGACCCCGGCAGCGGCCCCGAAGAAGACGACCACTCGCAAGAAGGCGTCTACATCGACGGTGGCGTAGACTTGTTCACGTAAAAAATGACGCCACCGAACATGGCGACGATGAAGAGCATCAGGTAGGTGAACCGTCTCGACTTCACCACTTTCTCTTCCTCCTTCACCTCAGGGACACGCACGAGTTGTGTGTTCAGGCGATCGATTTTCCTTGAAAGGTTATTGATGGCCTGAAGCATCTTAAGATCTTTGTCCTTTGGTGGTTTCTTCGCGTCAACGCACGTGATCTCGAGGACGAAGTGCCACTTGACCAGGGGGTTCAGGGGGATGTAGTCGCCGTCGTCTTGATATTCGTAGAGGCGGAAGGACAATTTTTTGAGTGGGATCGGGTTGAACAAGATGTTCTGTCTCTGGAATGGTTTCCACTGCTTATCGCGGATGACGTTATTAGCGCCGGTGAAGTGCCGCTCGAGTGGGATGCGGGCGAGGATGTGACCCGACCGCTCATTCAGGATTTGGGCATTTTTTGGAATCTCGTCACAGTGCACGTCGATGTACTTGGCCACGTCGGTGTTCAGGTTGCTGTCAGCCTGGCCTATCTGGGTGACGTACATCTCCACGAGTTTGCACCCGATCACTTGGTTTAAGTGGCGGAGGTGGATGTTGGACTCGAGACCGAGGTTGAGCGAAAAGTTGTTATTAGAACCGTCGACGAAATCACTGTCTACCGTGATGTATTGGACATGCTTCGGAAGCTCATCGACCGTGGTGGTCATCCTACATGCAGTGTGCGATATTTTTCACATAACATGCGACACAACACGAGATAGTTCCAATCATTCGTCTTTTCCTTGATAAGCTCGAGGGTGTTGACGACTTTGTCTTGTGTGGTGAGATCCGAAGGGACGCGAAGGGTCTTGAGGATGTCCTCGAGTTGATAGTCGTAAAGGTCGGGCGACGACTCGTCCAAGAGGCACCCGTGGTTCAAAGCGTACGCTGCGCAGTCGTAGTTGCCGCAATCGAGGGCGAAGTGCACGACGTCCGAGGGAAACCCAACACCTTTCTTATGTGCCTTCTTCAACGCGGAGAGGTCACCGTGCGCGGCGGCATAAAGAACGTCAAGGGCCATGCGTCTAAGAATGGGGACGGGTTTAAAAAATATCAAGCAAATCTTTACAGTGCATGCGCGATGAAGTGGCTGGAAACTATTTATCTCATACCGGTTGCGTTGATGGTCCAATTGGTCCCTATAGTAGTGGACGTTTGCTACCTCATGCAGAGATCAGCAAATCGCGTGATGACCGAACACCAGCGTCTCACGGAAGAGTCACATCCGCTAGTCTGCGACGCGTTCTGGAAACTGTGCGGTCACGCCAGCAGCTCTCCAGGATCAACCGTGGAGACCGTGGAAAGCTCAGTCGCGAGCTCCGCGTCGACGACTGCGGCAAAGGAAGATTGATGGAAGATTTCATCCCGGTGCACACGGACGAGTTTCGTTTGACCGTTTTGCGCGCACTCGCGGGGGTAGATCCAGACGCGAGGAGATTGATCTACAGGGAGGTCATCGACCATCCCGTGAGAAACTTAGAACCACCCGCTGCACCGAAGAAGGTCACGCGACCGGATGAACTGGCAAAAGATCGCCGCCTTTCTCCAAGAGCTCTTGACTTTGAGTGAGGGGAACGACACGGCCATCCAAGAATCTTTCATATCTATCATGAACAACCTTAAGAAATAATGTATAATATGACAAAAAGAGATATGTTCAACCTTTTAAATCTCGCGTGGGGGGAACCAACACCTACTCCACCGAAGCGTCAAATCCCGACCGTTGCGGCCCCAGCGCACTCGAGCACGTTCGTTTTCGCGACCAACCCGGAGAGCGGTGAGACGGTGATCTTGGAAGTCCCTGAAAGAGATGCAAGAGGAACTCTCCATTTTGATCAACGTTATAGATAAGTACAGCATCAGCATGAGCGAGGGCGACTACCTCAAGGCGTGTGAGGCCATGAAGAAGATCCACCAGATCCGTACCCCGCGTCCATCGTCTATGGACTACGGCATCGGTTTCTCACACAAGGAAAAAGTCAAGGAGGTCGAGGACGACATCTTAGCCACCCTTCACCACCTACACAGCAATCACGTGCCGTCCATGCTCACGGATGGTGTCCTCACGGATGCAGTGCACTACGTCGCGCGTATCCACATGTGCCATCCTGGAGACGTCCTGGGCAAGTTCAGGGCGTACGACGTCTTCAGGGAGTATCTCAAGTACAAGATTGACGTGAATGCGTTCTGGAAGGAAAAGCTCGACCGCTTGGGTCGAATGCGCCAGGTGTTGCTCAGCGGCGGTAGGTAGATTCGCACCACCACTGGTTAAGGCCCGCGTATTCAAATAGCACGTGTAAGAGCGCACCACTTAAGATGAGCAGATTCAAATTCGAATTCACCCCCATACGTTTCAAAGAGTTATAAATCAAAAAATTCAAAATCCCAATAACTGTTGCTTCGGTCAGAATGGTCGTCAAGCGTCGTTCCATGACATATCCGTAGATATTCTCCGGCGCACGCACCATGCTGGATCTTGACGCGTGTCGCGCCCTGTCGTGTGAAGGACTCCTCGGAGAGGTTGGAAATGCCGTGTACGATCATCGGGAGACGATGTCCGACGAGGCGTACTGCACCATAAACAACGCCATGCGCGTCATCCACGAGCGGATGACTCGTAAGCGTGGACCGAAGGATGAGCTGAGCGAAAGACTGTGCTACTTCGCGTGCTTCCAGAACATCCGCCTGATAAAGAAGCAGGCGACGAAGTGTGTGAGAGATATCAAGCGGAAGCGGATCACTCAAGCTGTCCGTCGGGACGCGCTCAGGCACTACGCGAGGGAGTTGAACTTGAACGTGGATGTAAAGACTTTCAAGGACCTTAAGGATCTTGTTCCGATCATGACCACGGAGCACCAGTTCTTTAAGACGTACATGGAGTGGAGGAAGGAAGACGCCTCTTATGAACTCGCAAGCCTCGCGGAGCAGCAAATGCACACGGTCCAGCTCCGACAACATTTAAAAGAGAAGCTCAACTTGTAATAAGATTATGTACGTCGCGTGGGACACCGAAACCAGTGGCCTTCCTAAATCCCGTGTTCGCCCGAGCAAGGAGAACATCCATGCGTACGACAGCTGTCGGCTGGTGAGTCTGGCCGCGGTGAGGTACAGCTCGCGCGGTCGAGAACTCAAGAGCTTCTACACACTCATCCGACCGGATGGGTATTCGGTGGGTGCGACGGAGATCCATGGGATCACCCACGAGGAGGCGGTAAAGCATGGGAAGCCTTTTAAGACGGCGTTTCAGGATTTCGTGGAGTTCATAGGTCAGGCGGACACCCTTGTCGCCCACAACAGCAGGTTCGACGAGAACGTGCTTCGGTCGGAGGTCATCCGCGCCGGATTGGATGAGGACATCCTTGACAGGCTGGACTACGTGTGCACGTTACAAATGTACAAGTCTACGTTTTTTCGAACGATCAAGCTCATCGATCTGTACACACAGGTCTACGGGAAGGGATTCGCGGACGCCCACAACGCCCTGAACGACGCCCGGGCGTGTGGGGAGGTGTATCCACATCTGCGGGACTACACCCGACTGACGCGTCCCCTGCCCATCCCGAAAATTGTGATTAAAGCGTCCCAGGTGAGCGCAGCGCTCGACATGAGCTTCTTCAACAAACCACATGATCTCGTGGACGCCTTGTGGAGGAAGTATTCACCCAACACGTTCGGTGATCACGTGACCCAAGAGCAGATGGCCCTGAACGTCATCCAAGCCGACGCCGAGCTCTCCAACATCTACACAGAGGCCACGGAGTTCACACCAACCAACGCCTCGGATGTCAAGGATAAACTATCCGTGATGTTCGCCAAGGTGGAGGAACACGCGCTTCAATCTTCGGACGTGGCCATCGTCAAGGACCAACTCCGGAGAGTGATGTACACCAACCACGGGACAAGGAACGAGGACAAAGTAGCGAGAGCCATCCCCAAGCCACTCCGACGGGACAACACCTTCTACACCTACGACGTGTGCGTCATCCACGGGACTCTTTACCAGTTGTGCGGTCGCATCGATCGCGTGTCCGTGAACCCAGATAACACGCGCACCATCCACGAGATCAAGAACCGGATGAAGCCACTGTCGGGGAACGCCCTCAGGGACTACGACGAGGTGCAGTGCAGAACGTATCTGGCCATGGTACCGGACGCGGATTCGTGCGTTCTCACGGAGCAGTACAACGATCAAAGAAAACAGTACCTAGTCTTAAAGGATGATGAAAAATGGAAAGACATACTTAAGGGTCTTCAAAACTTTTGTGAGCATTTTCACTCTCTGCTATCATCCGCTTAAGAGGTTGTTTTCAAATCGCGACGCCATGGAGGACCAGATCCGCGTCCTGACGGACATCATCAACGACCTCAAGAATGAAGTAGCCGGCCTCAAGGACTCCGTGGGGAACGGTACGAGGCGCGCGAGCAAGCAGACGCGCCCGCAGTGCACGGCGACGACGGCGAGGGGCGCACCGTGCACGAACAGGTGTTTGCCGGATCTTGTTTTTTGTGGGCTGCATAGCGCACAGCACGCGGCAGACGGGGAGCCTAGACCGAAGCGCGCCAAAAAGAGAAAGAGAGATCTTCCAACGCACTCGCACCCACCGGGACAATCGGACAGCACGTGCGACCTGTGCGCGACACTCGGCGACATCCTAGATCCGACGCTGACGGATGAGTCTTTTGAACTCATCTTTAACGACCTCTTAGTGTAAATCGCAATAAGGAATGTAATAATACAAGGCCCTCACCCGCGAGGGCGAAGCTCTTTATGATATTTTCCCGCCTTTTCATACCTTTTATGAGATATTTTTGATGCGAATCAATCGAACTGGAACAAGTCCGTTCGGTGACGAGTCGGTGACGAGGCTTCAAAGTACCGGTGACCTCACAACTCGACGCACCCGATGGCGACCAACGTTGAACTCGCGCAAAGACAACTCGAGGAAGAGGGTGCAGCCGGCCACTTGTTCGGGTATACGTGTAGCACGCTGTGCCGGAAATGGCGCGCAACTGGACTGGAAGAGCGGGACATGAACATACTCGAACACGTCCGTAATAAAAAGAACCAAGACGCGTGGATCCGCGGTCGGTACCGTACGTTCATCGAAGATAGGCGCTGGACACAACATAAACATGCGAGACAAGAAGTTATATATGCGTGGTATGATGTCATCATGTCCAGCTTCAGTTTTCTGAAAATCGTCTGTGGCCTGACGGAGTACATCGACGACGCGCGTGTGGAGAGCGCGGTGCGCGACATTCAGTTCGAGACAGCACGTGAGCGCGCGAAGTACGTCGACAAATCGAGTAATATAATGTAATTTTTTACATCCAACCGTTCATTGAATTATCTGTCTCTTCACACCACGGGTACACTTTTTCTCCATCCCCGACAAAGTGTACGGCGAGCATTTTATTTTCCCAGAAGTCTTTGCACGTGTCCAAGGAGTCATCGATAAGACACCCGATGGAAAGCGCGCGACAAATGTCCACCTTTTCAATCTGGTGTTCTGTGTAGGAATTCGTGAGAATGACGTCATCAAAGACACCTGGGAAATGTCGATCGATCCACAATTCCGTCTGCTCACGCGCGGCGTTCTGCCTCCCGGTCACGACGTACATCTTGTCCACTTGTGGACGAATCGTGGCCATGGCGCGTTGGGCCCCGAGGATTGGTTTCTCGAACAGGAATTCCGGTGATTTGTAGTACTCATAGATCATCTCCTGTGCTTCCTCGTGCGAGCAATCGAAAACCTTCCGGAAGACATAGGAGTGTCTACCGCTTGGAAGTTCTCGTCGGTGGTACTGGGCGAGTGGTTTAAGGAACGGCACGAGGACTTCATCGAGGTCGATGGCGATTCGGTTCATTACACTTTGTTACAATTTTATTTCGTCATTGTGACGAGGAGGGCCTGGACCTTTGCGCGATGTCGGTCACACTTGATGAGGGATGGGTCCCTCACCAGCTCGAGGATGCGATCGTTGTCGTCACCCTCCGGGGCCGGTTTCTCGAAGGATCGAATGTATGACGCACACAGGTAGATCACCCCGTCGGCGAACTCTTCGTCAGCCATCTCCTCCCACGAGTCTTCCTTAGTACCGTAGGTTCTGGTGTCATCTCTCACTTGGACACCGTGACCATATCTGTCCCGTCCGAGTTCCATTCGTGCACGTATGAAATCCATGTCATGTACAAGAGTGATGTATTTAAGCACGTCACAACGAGTACGAACATGAGCCGGACTATCACGGAGGAACCAGAGAAAAGGTGGGAGCTTAAGGATCTTTCCGACGCACTCGAAACCGCGGGTGGTCTACTCTCGAACGCGGAGCGCTACAAGAAGGAGCGGGATGAGTACAAAGACTTACTGGAGCGGTGGGAGACGTACGCGGAGGCGCTCGAACAAGAGATCAAGGATCTGAAAGAAGTGCCTTACGTCGAGACGCTCGAAAGGAAGATCAAAGATCTCGAAACTCGCACGTGCAAGACGTGTGTTCAGAAGGCAGAGACCAATCGAAGACTCCTCGTCGCCCTCGACTCGCTTAGATCCGTCTCCTCACGGACAAGATCCAAGACGATGGATTCACGGAATATCGCCGATGATTGGGCTAAATCGTGTTGACTTAATATGTAAGATTACAGTAACGATGTACTTGAGTATTTTTGTCGGTCTCCTCGCCGGCCTTGTGACATACACCTTCACCGGTAGCAACCTCGTGAGCCCTACGAGGGCCAAGACTCTCATGCAGTCCGGGAAGATCAATAAGGTTGTCGACGTTCGAACTCGCATGGAATTTCAGGCGGGACATTTCCCCGGTGCGGTGAACATCCCCGTGAACGAGATAAACAGGATGACCACGGCTCGTCTCCCCAAGAGGGGTCTGCTGGTGTACTGCAACACCGGGCAACGTGCGAGGTGGGCCACGGAGAAGCTCTTGCGTTTGGGATTCAAGGATGTGTATTACATTGCCGGTACGTACAAATCGTTCCTACGTTGAGTGCGACGCAAGACATCGAGTACGCCATCATCTCGACCTTTCTGTTTTTAACGATTATGTATGTCATCAAGACTCCGGAGGAGCGCAAAAAGAGTGGTTTTATTTAATAGCGGTTGGTGTTTCACTCACCGTTTTTTCTTGTCCCTCCACATAGGTAATCATTTCCAAACGATTGTAAGTTCGCATTTGGTGAATCATGTCTTCCGGATACCCATTGATTGATCTGTCCAGCATTTTGAGCATGTCAAGTCTATTGTTTTTGATAGTAGCCAATTTCATTTGATTTCCAGCACTTCTTATAGAAACGGGGGAATCCTTCCACATATAAATAACCCACATGAGTGTATTGATATTACCGGTAGCAATAGCATATTCAAAATGACTCGGAGACCAGTCTTTGTATTTGTGGCCAAAAAACCTGTAAATTAACTCAATCTTTTGAACGTGTTCAGACTTGATGGTCTTTTCAAAAAGTCTGTTCAAGTGTACGACATCGACAAAAGCATCTCTTAAAGAAGATGGGAGATGCTTGACCACATTTGTAAACCACTTAGCATCATTATGGCTGGCTGAGGCATAACCCAAATGACGAACGATATTCATCTTGGTCTCACTGTCCAGACTAGACCATTCGACATCTTCGAAAAAGGAATAGAATTCTTCCTCCCAATCATGGTCAGCACAAGAGTGAATTTCATCCTCAAAGGATCTGGGACAGCCAGCTTTTTTGAGGAAGTTGTAGATTTCTCGCTGTTTGTGACAAGAAGCTGTTTTCAAAGCATTCTTTGATTTCTTGTAGTTCAAAGTCTTGAGACACTCAAAGTGTCCCTTCTTGATGGCAGATAAGCAGGTTTTGCAGTCTTGGCAGCGCATTTTTTTGAAGTGTGCGTCGAGTTGTGGCGTTGACTTGAACGGGGCCACTTGCCCAGCAGAAGATGAAAAAACTCACCAAAGCTGCTGAGATGCTCGGACATCGAGCTGAAAAGGTACAGGATAGGTATGATGAAAAAATATTACACTTAAGCCACTCGTTTGAAAAAAATCGTAAATAAAATCATGAATGCACGATCATATGCAAATGTGTCAGGGGGTGTGAAGAAGAAAACGTTTCAAGAATTTGCAAATATGATTTCCACGAAACCAAACCGTTTCATCTTAAATGCTAAACGTTTACTAAATTGGTACAATTGGTACCTGAAATCTTCACTCACGAACAATAAAAAACATGCGATGATAAACAGAGCTCTCAAGGAGGAGGCGCACCTAAAACTCTTATCGAGCATGATGAGCCAAATCGACGCCGAATTCGTCACCAAAATCACAAATTATTACAGACCCGACAACGCGGATATACGCAAGATCAAGAACATGCTCGTTGGTCAAATGCCTGGCACTCGAAGCAAAATAGAAAACATCATGCGTTCAAACGCCACGAACAAAGACGATAAGATATTTTTGTTGTTGAAATCGAGAAATGTGCGCGAAGGATTATTGAATGGAAGCGCGATTGGTCTCACGAACGAGCAATTGAATCAGAAATTGATTGAACAGGGAAGACCGCTCAAAAAGTATAAGCAAAATCGAGTACACACGCGGGTATTGATACACGGTGGAAGAGGTGGAAACGGTGGGAACGTCGGAAAGAACGGTAAAGTCGGTCGACCGATTGGCGTTTCCATATCTTCAACGGGTATGCACAACACCGTGCCAAAGTACGTCAATAATAATT